GTCGAAACATCTATCCTTGATCGTGTGCAGGCTTACGAAGATGCAGGAGTTGACCGGGATACAGCCCTCTCTCAAGCTATCGGTGATGTAGCAGCTGACCTCGGCACTACAGAAACAGCCTTGCTAGCCCAGATTGGTACTACTCGAGATGAGTTAGCAAACCAGTTCACTGCGGGCTTATCCGCACTAGAAACTGATCTTACAACGTTGATTGAGCAGAACGATGGTGATGTCGACGCTGCACTGACACAGCTGGCAAGTGATCTTGGTACTACCGAGGATTCACTTCTCGCAGAGATTGGTACTACTCGAGATGAGTTAACAACCCAGTTCACCGAGGGTTTGGCGGACGTAACTTCAGACGTCGAGGATGTCCAAGATACAGTAACCAATGTTGAAGATATCCTTGGTGGTCCCGGAATTGCAGACGACCCGAGTACCGTAGAGGACGAAGCTCAAGACCCGACAGGGTTGTTTGCTACTATCGACATGTACGAAAAGGCAGGGTTTACTCGTGACGAAGCCCTAGCAGCCGCGATAGGCGAGGTATCTACCGCACTAGGTGTAACAGAAGACAACCTGTTAGCCACTATAGGGGAAACTGAAACCTCCTTGTTGGGTGCTATCGGGGAGTCAGAAACCTCTGTATTGGACGCTCTTGGGGAAACTGCGGGTCAATTATCTGCGGACATTGCGGACTCCAAAACAGAGTTATTGTCGCTCATTGAGGCGAATGAAGCTGCGGGTATGACCCGTGACGAAGCTACTCAAGCTGCAGTAAGTGAACTAGCGACTGCGTTCAACGTAGGGCGTACTGAACTACTTTCCGCTATTGGCGAGACAGAAGCCTCGTTAACCAGTCAGATTGGGGATGTAGAGACCAACCTCGGTGCAGATATTCAGACTGTTGCGGACCTTATAGGTAAGCCAGCACGCGATGTTACACAGACAGACGTTGATTTTGTTATTGACCTTATCGCGCAAGAGAATGTGTCCGCGGAGATTACTCAGCGGTACGACGTTACAGGCGATGGTATCCTTGACATAAACGACCAAAACATGTTAACGGGTGCCCTACAAGGCGACCAAGATGTAGCCTTTGCGGACACATCTATGTTCGACCCTGCAACGGGACTATACCTGCAGCAGGAGACAGACACGCAGACGCAGCTGGACGCAATCCTTGACATGAACACGCAGATCAACACGCAGATCAACACGCAGATTCAAACGAATCAGCGGAAAGATAATATCAGCAGGATGATGAAGGAGCTTAACGCATCTTCTGACGCTACGGGGCAACAAGTAGACGTGACCACTCCGGGCTCGATGAACATTACCACTACGGGCCCGATGAACATTGACTACCTGTACGATATAAGCGGAGACAGTGTTTTTGCTACGCCACAACAGGCACAGTTATTTGGTAGTCCCTATGGTGGCACAAGGGATACACAACCAGCCCAAGCGCCGTCTAACTCACCGACGCAACCTAGAGCGAGGGGGCGGGCCCGCGGGTTTGCTGAGGGTGGACAGGTAGAGGACGAGAATGATATGTTGTTAAGGATACTTGGAGATATGAAATGAGTTGGTTTGATGATATTAAGGGGCTGTTCTCCAATTCTGATGGTGAGGCAAGCCTTACTCGGGGTCTTGTATCCCTTGGCGGTGGCTATCTTCTCAATAACTCAGGTGCAGGTCAAGCGGAGATACCCCAGACAGGGTATCAAGGTGGTATTCCTGAGTACGAAGCGCAGCGCCAACCAGTGCCGGGCACGTATGACCCAAATCGACGCCCCGGAAGCGGTGGGCAGCGCTACTTTACAGATACACAATACGCCCCTAAGAGCGCCACTCCTGCGGCCCCTATGTCTGCGGATGGACTTGCTACGTTAAATGCAAACAACCCCGCGCGTGAAGAACGCCGACCCGGGGGACCAAGAACTCCCCCCGTGCAGAATCTAGCTGCAGGTGGGCTAGCTACGCTTAAAGAAGGTAAATACCTCAATGGTGCCAGTGATGGTATGGCCGACGAAGTTCCCGCACGTATTGATGGCCCACAAGAAGCACGTCTTAGTGACGGTGAGTTTGTGATTCCAGCTGATGTTGTGAGCCACCTCGGTAACGGTAACTCCGATGCAGGTGCAAAGATGCTCAAGGGTATGATGGACCGAGTGCGTAAAGCGCGTACTGGAAACGAAAAACAGGGCAAGCAAATTGACCCTAACAAATTTTTACCAGAGTGAGGTGAATCATGGCTGATCCTGCAGACGTTATCCCGACAACCGCCGACCCCCTTGTAGGGCAAGAGACCGGTAGAGAGTCCTCCCTATCTACTTGGGCTGGTCCGTATGTTACGGATATGCTTGGCAAGGGTCAGGCGCTTTCTAATGAAGGTTATAACGCCTACATGGGCCCGCTCACTGCGGGTGCTTCTGGCCTGCAGGATGCCGCCTTTCAAGGCATTGGAAATCTGGCAATCCCCACGGAGCAGATGGGTGTCGGGGGTTATGAACAGCAGCAGTTCAAGGGGGACACTGCACAAAACTATATGAACCCATACCTGCAAGCGTCACTGAACCCACAGTTGGAAGAAGCTAGACGGCAAGCGGGTATCACTGCCACGCAGAACGCTAACCAGTTTGCTGGTGCTTATGGTGGATCAGCGCAAGCACTGTTTAACGCAGAATCTAATCGCAATCTTGAGCAGAATCTCTCCGCTATTACCGGTCAAGGTTACGCAAGCGCGTACGACCGAGGCCTACAACAGTTTAACACCGAGGCTGATCGCGGTATGGTCGCACAAGATAAAGTCAATCTGTATGGCAATACTGGTATTCAGGGGCTGGCAGACTTAGGCGGCATTCAACGGGGTATCGAGTCCGAAGGTGTCGTTGCAGACCGTATGCAGTTTGAGGAAGAGCGAGACTTCCCGTACAAACAGGTTCAGTATATGCAGTCATTGCTGCAAGGTCTCCCAATCGGGGCGCAGTCTTATAGCTACGCAGCGCCGAGTGCACTGTCTGAAACTCTGTCGGGTGCTGGTGGCCTTAGCGCAATCTACGACACTTTATTTGGTGGCGGCGCTGGCGGTGGAACAACATCGGGTGGGAGTGGTACATAATGGATATGGAAAACGGCGGACTCGACGCACAAGTAGAACAACGTATGGATGCCTACCGAGGCAACCCACAGAAGCTACAGCAGCGCTACGGGCAGAACAAAGAGCTTCTGGACCTTTTGGCCCTGCAGAAACTGACGTCTGAGAAGAAAGCAGCTTCTCGTGATATGCAGATGCAGATGCAGCAGCAGCCCGGCACCATTGCGCAGCAGCGCGAACAAGAAGCCTTAGACCTAACGAAGGAGGAGATGCGTGGTACACTCGGTGATCTTGCGGGTCGTACAAAGGGTACGCTAGATAACAAGCAGATGATGCAGCAAAAGAACATGCAGCAGATGGCGCAATCTGCAAGTCAACCTCCGCAAGGGGGTATCGCTAGTCTTGGTGGTCGCCCTGCTGCCCCTGCTGCCCCTGCTGGTCCTCCCCAGTCGCAAGGTATCGCTGGCGTACGTATGGCGCAGGCTCAACAACGTCCCCCTGTTCGTATGGCACAAGGCGGGATTGTGTCCTTTGCTGAAGGTCAAGGCGTGACCGGTCAGGCCGGTCTTCAAGGTGAAAAATCACTTCAAGAGAAGATTGCGATTATCAACGCACAGCCTGAGTTAAACCAACTTCAAAAATTCAGTCTTATTAAACAAATTATGGCACAGGAGCCCAAGCCGGAATGGCAAGGTCTCCCATCTATGGTTCCCGTAGGTCGAGAAAGCAGTGCGCGTATGCCCGGACAGAACGGGCTTATTCCCGCGGGGTCAGGTACTAACGCCCTAGATGTTATGGCGGCAACAAACCCGCAGATAGCCCCCCTGCAGCGGGAGCCGAAGCCAGAAGCGCAACGTCCCCCATCTATGGTTCCCGTAGGTCGAGAAAGCAGTGCGCGTATGCCCGGACAGAACGGGCTTATTCCCGCGGGGTCAGGTACTAACGCCCTAGATGTTATGGCGGCAACAAACCCGCAGATCGCACCGCCGCGTCCTGCTCCCGCTCCAGCTCCGGCTCACAGACCTGTTCCTCGCCCTGCCCCTGCTCCAGCTCCGGCTCACAGACCTGTTCCTCGCCCTGCCCCTGCTCCCGCTGCAGGGGGGCTATCTGCGCTGCTAAACCAGAAGGGCGAAACACCTCCGAGGGCGGCGCAAGTTCCGACTCCAGAAGATACCGCGGCGGCGTTTACTGTACCACAAACAGCTGGGACCGGCGGCGGCGGCGGTGCTATGCCCGCACAGAGTATGACAAACGCGGACTCTGCCTTCCTAAAAGGCGCACGGATGTCTGATGAGTATACCGGGCGTGCGGATGCAAATGCGTCCTATGAAGGTATGAAAGAGCGTCTGGCCGAGTTTGATGATGAAAATTACGGTCCTAATGGCGACTTGAACTCGTTCTTGATCGGTATGGGTGGTACAGGTTCTATCGGTTCTGCAATGAGTGGTGGCTATAGCTCCATGCTTCGCAACAAGAACAACCGTCGTAACCGTCTCATGGACGAGTTTAAGATGGAGCAAGACCGTATCGGCACCGACGCTGTGTTTTCCGCGTCAGGGATTAAGTTAGGTACACAGCTCGCGGCAGACGCCGCTGCTAACGAACGTAGTATGAGAGCCGCCGCAGCGACAATGGGGGCTGCTCAAATACGGCAAGCTACCGCGGATGCTGACCGCCTATTCAATGTGTATAACGTTCAGTTAAAGGCCGCAGGGGAGCAAGCGGAAGCACTACGGGCGAGGGAGAAGTTCGACGACGCTACGGCCCTTAACCTCCTACAGTTAGCAGCGAAGACTCGTAGTGAACTAACCTCAGAGGTTATGGCTGACGACCCCATGATGCAGCGATTCAATATGCAGCTCCAAGGCGCAGCGGGTGACAAGGAGGCTATGGCGGTAGCACAGCAGAACATAGACACGCGGGCGCAGGTATTATCCTTTATGGTCGACGCAATGATGAACGATAGCAATCTGCTGAACCTAGAAACAGCCGCGGCCCGGCGGTTTGAAAGTAAGTTCGGGGTACCTGAAATAACTGAAGATGACGTGGAAACCTCTACCGTTGAGGGGGAATAAAACATGGCAGTACATACGCTTACTCTTAAAGACGGGTCTACACGCCGCGTGGAAGCCCCACGGGACACTCCTGTATCTGAACTTGTAGGGCTTGCAAACGGGCAGGGGAGTACATCGGGCGAAGAGCTCGTGGTGCAGCGTGCGCAGGAACGTAGCGAGCGGTTAGCTGCGCGTGGTACACCACAATACCTAGCTCCCCTAGAGCCAGAAACAGGGTTTCTTGGTGACATTACCTCGGGCTTTGGTACAGGGTTTGTAGGGGTGGGTGAGACGGCCGCACTGGGTGCCGCTACCTTGCTCGGAGAAGAAAACGAACTTGCTGCCCGTAGCAGGATTCAGTCAGTTGCGGACGCTATCAAACCCAACGTGAGTAGTGGCGACACGGACGACATTGCCTTCAAGATCGGCCAGACGTTTGGTTCTATCGCGGGATTCGCTGCACCTATCGCCCTAGCCGCCGCTTCTGCCCCCGCCGCTCTACCTGCTGCCGCTGTTGGTACCGGTATTGGTGCCCTGTTGGGTGTCGGGGCTGCAGCTGGTGAGGCCAGTGAACGTGCACGTGAGGGCGGCGCAACCGAAGCACAACGTAACGCAGCAATCCGTAAAGCAGCGCCTATCGGCTTGTTGGAAGTAGCCCCCCTTGGGCGGTTCATGCGCTCTGTTGACATCCCCGTTATCGGACAGTTCATCAAAGACCTTGGGCCCAAGGCAGTAGAGACAATCGGCCAGAGGATTACAAACGCCGCTATCACGGGCGGCGCAGAAGCTGCGCAAGAAGTCACCGCGGAGATTGTCCAGAACCTCGCGGAACGTGGGTACAACCCAGAACGTGCTATCATGGAGGGCACAGGTGGGTCCGCTCTGTACGGCGGCGGTGCGGGTGCCACTATTCAATTCCTTGTGGATGCCTTTACAAACAGCCGTAAAGCTGGACCGGGTGGAGCGCCTCTACAGATTACGGATCAAAGTGGCGGACCCGCGCCAGAAGGTATCGCAGGTCTCCTACCAGACCGTCGTGAGAGCGACGCGAGAGAAGCCATTGGTTCCGCTATCGAGGCCCGTGGGGATATATCGCTCCCTGAGATGCAGGATATTGTACAGCGTACACAGATACCCCTCCCCGCGTTGGAGAGAGTTGTTGCAGAAGAACGTGAGAAACGTGGTTCCGCCCTCGCACAACGTGCCCGTACCGATATGGAGGCCACCCCAGAAACCCCTGCAGAGGGTTCTCCCTCACGTATGGCCGCAGCGGTGGCTGACGCAAAAGCAGGGCGTAGCGCTGTACAGTCTGATATTGCGAGAAACGAGCAAGCGGCGCAGGAGGGCGCAAGAGAGCGCCAAGGGCTACAAGCCGCGGAACGTGGTGACGTAGCAGCCTTTGAGCAACCCGACCTATTCGCTCTACAGCAAGAACAAGAGCAACGTCGTCTAGGCGAACCCACGCCGGTAGAGCCAGAACTCGATCTACAAGGTTCCCTTGGACCTCAACCACAGCGTACCGAGCGTGACCTTGTGGATATGATGGACGAGGAAAGCGCATTCGCAGCGGAAATAGAGACTGAGGAAGCCGCCAAGCGAGACGCTACACAGCTACGCGCGGAGTCAGCTGCAGAGACAGCACAGGGTAATATGGATACCGATCGTGCCGCTCAGACGTCTGAGGCTCGTACCCGTGTGCTGCAAGACACTGTCGCTACCGCTGGTGATATTAAACAGCCTGTAGCGTTGCGCAATGCGTTCGAATCCGCGTTGTCTGAAGCTGGACTACGAGAGCCTAAAGCAACGCCCCAAGAGATGGAGAGCCTACGCCGCGCGTCTGGTATGCTACGTGCAAAAGACCCTGCCGTAGAAGAAGTCACAACGCGAGAAGACGTGAAAGACCCTGCGCAATTAGAGATGGAAGCGCGAGTAGCACCCAAGGGATTTACCCCTCTTAACAAGCCCGCTGTATCTAGTGTAGACTTAGGCCAACCTCTGGAGGTGTCTAATGTCACGAGTCAAGAAGCTCAACCGGCAACAAGTGGAAGAAGCGTTCCGCCTGCTATCAGAGATGCAGGGGTGCAACCCCAACGACGAGTTCCTAGCCCTACCCCTGCCGCGCCACTTGCCGGAGAATCTACTGCACCTAGAGATGGCGGATTGGGAAGCCCTGTCGTGGAGTCTCGAGTGCCTGATGGAGCAAGTGGCACGGAGCGTAGCGCACTAACTCAACCGACCGAGTTCAATCGTGATGCGTTGCCGGGCAGAAAAACAGAAACCGCCGGGCAAGTGATCCCCGGTGTAGCCCGCACTAAAGATGGTAATAAATTATCAGCAGATGCGGAAGGGCGTTTCGCCCCCAAGCCCGCTAAATCGACCGCTGCAGCTAAGGCTGTGGATAAAGAGGCCACAACTAAAGAAGTTCGCGCATCTCTAAATAAGCGTTGGGACGATCAAGCTACTGACGAGGTCAAACGGGGGTATGATGCTACCGGCAACCAAGTCAAGGGCGATCCGTTTACCGCAACAGAAAACCGCAAAATCCTCAAGTTGCTGGAAACTCCCGTCAAGAGCCGTGACAAGGATACACTTGACGCTGTAACAACCTACCTTGGTTTGTATCCGAACCCCGCGGAAGGGCTCTACCTTGCGATGCAGGACGTTGCTATGGGCACTCCACAGAGCCGCGGCGATCCGCTACTCAAAGGTACGGGTGGAAAAGCCGCGGGCAAGGCTGTGAAATGGGCTCAGGAAAACCTCGATAGCAACGGTAAAGAATGGGTCCGTAAGTCTGTTATAGGTATCCAGAAAGACCTGATGAGTGTGGCGGATGCCGACCTGACCGTTGCACAGTTGAAAGAACGAGGTGTTACTGATGCTTTACAGATGCAGCGCGACAAGGAAGCCTTAGAAGCACAGCGTGAAGAAGCCGAGGCTATGCTTGAGGCGAAAGCGGCAGCTGACTTTAACGCCGAGAAACAACTCAACTTCACCAACGTCAAAATCAAGAAGCTGCTCGCAGCTGACGCCGTTGTCGGTCTGGACCTCCCCCTGCACCCGTCTGTGAGTAATTTGATTAAGGCGGGCGATTTAGGTGCTGCGCTGTCCACTCTGGCAGACACGTCCCCTAGCCCGCAGGTGCGAAACATCGCTGCTAAGTTAGCGGCTGTGGTGGGTAGTACCAAACTTGTTACCAAGAAAGACCTAAAGGCGGCTGACGGTCGCCCGGCGGCGGGCATGTTTGACCCTGAGACAAACACAATAACGCTTGACGAAGGAACTGGTATCAACGCGCATACGTTGATCCACGAAATGACCCACGCTGCGGCGAGCGATACGCTATCGAATAAAGCGCATCCGTTTACAAAGCAGATGGTCAAACTGTTTGAGGCCACAAAAGACTACCTTGGTACCGCCTACGGTGCGCAGAACGTCGACGAGTTTTTCTCTGAGGCTATGAGTAACCCCAAGTTCCGCGCCGAGCTTGCGACGATCAACGTCAAGGGCGAACCTATCAGCGCGTTGCGTCGGTTCCTCAACTCTACGGGTAACTTTGTGCGTCGTCTAATGGGGCGTCCTACTACTCCGCTGGATGCTATGGAGACTGTGGATACCTTTGTGGATGGTTTACTCGCGCCTGCACCGCAGTACCGTAACTCGGGCCAACTCCTAATGTCCTCCACCGCAGGTGGGGTTAGGAAGGTTCTGGACACGTTGGTAGACCGTACACAGAAGAAGTTCGGTACTCCCGAAGCACGTGCTGACTTCCGCCGCAAGTTTGGGAACGAGGCTGTAGAGTTTTTTGAACAAGATGTTAAGGGCAGAGGCCAGAATCTATTACTTAAACTCACGGGTTCTCAAGGACTGGCCGACATCGCCAAAGCCGCTGGTCTAGGCAATCTCGGATACAAGTTAGACCGTATTATGAACGAGCAGCGGGGTAGTATCCGTATCGCTAACGAACAGGTGAAACGTGAGATCGACAAAGTCACGGCTTGGGTGGGTAGTGTAAGCGACGCCAAGAAAGAGACGCTAGATCGGTTGATCTATAGTGACGAGTATGGCGCTACTATCTATCAGGTAGACCCGACGCTGACCGTAGAGCAGGCAAAGAAACAGTACGCCAAAGACTCGGACAAGATGGACGTGTGGAACGCGCAACGTGCCGATTGGAACGCCCTCGGTGCGGGAGGGCAAAACGCATACAAAACTATGCGGAACAACTACCGTAGCCAATACGAGAAAATGCGTGCTGTGATCTTCGGCGAGATCGACCAGCTAATGAAGGACAACCCTGAAGCGGCCGGTAAGCTAAAGAATGAAGTGTACGGCAAGCTGTTTGATAAGGGTACTTTGGACGTCTACTTCCCACTGGTTCGTGAGGGGCAGTACAAGCTGACATACTCGGCTAAGAAGCCTAAATCACCAAGAGATGCCTACGCGGTAGAGATGTTCACAACAAGACGTGAGCGGGATCAAGCGAAAGCGGAGGTGGAAGCCGATGGTTCGTTTACTGGTATCGAAACCTCCGACGGTGAGTTGACCAGTAAGAACTTTACGAACGCTCCGCCCGCCTCTTTTGTTGCGCAGACGCTCCGCACTCTCAGTGCTAACGGGGTTGATGGGGATGTGCAGACGCAAATCATGCGCTTGTTCGTTAATGCTCTGCCAGAAACATCTTTTGCTAGGTCACTTCAGAAACGTAAGGGCACGCCCGGGTACATGACGGACTCCGTTTATGCTATGAAGTCCAAGGCGTACGACTTAGCGGGGCAGACTGAGAAGCTGAAATACGCTGCGATACTGCGGGCGCTGGACCAAGAGATCGAGAACAAAATAACCCCCACTGGAGCCGCAGAAGCAAAGTCTCGTGTGGGGAAAACTGCCGAATACACCCGTGCGTCGTTTGACGCTGTTAGAGCCGAACTGTTAAACCGCTCTCGGTTTGCGCGCCAAGGTGCGAACAACAAAGATTTAGAAGCGATAGGACGTAGGCTCAACCAGACTGCGTTTATCTACACCATTGGCTTCAACGTATCGTCCGCACTGGTCAACCTCTCGCAGGTTCCGCTGTTCGTGCTGCCCATGTTGGGTGGTAAGTATGGGTACAAAGCAACAGGTGTGGCGATCAAAGAAGCTGCCAGCATAGTCACCTCGTCCAAGAACTCTATACTGGGCAACTACGACATTCGAGATGACGGTGTGATGACGGTCAAGAAAGCCTTAGATGTACCCGCGGAACGCCGCAAAGAATTAGAAGACCTCGCTCCACTTGTAGCTACAGCAGCGAAGCGCGGTCAGTTAGGGCAGGGCTATCTTGCAGAAGCACTGGGGCTCGAAGAATCTGGTCGGGTATCTCGTAGCGGTAAAGTAGGCGCTGTCATGGATAACATCTCCGTGCTGTCTGCGTTCGTGTTTAACCATGGTGAACAGTTTAACCGTCAGGTCACTCTCATAACCGCCTACAAACTGGCCTTGCAGAAGTTGGCGGAAGACAGCCCTAGAATGACACGGACTGAGCGGATGGACAAAGCCGCAGAGCAGGCCTTTTATGCGTCGCAGGAAACAAACGGTGGTTCCTTCCTAGAGACTGCACCACCTATCGCACGCGAGGGTGTCGGCCGCGTGGCCTTTATGTATAAGAGTTACGGCCTACAAATGTACTACAGTATGTTAAAAGCCGCTAAGGTTGCGTTTGATTCCGACAAGGGCAAGTTGTTTGGCGAAGAGGGTTCGCCCGAACGTAAGGCTGCATGGAAACAGCTTATCGGTCTGCATGGTGCGGCGTTGTTCTTCGCGGGTGTGCAAGGTGTACCACTCTACGGCGCGGTGCAGTTGCTTGTAGACGCACTCTACCTAGACGACGAAGAGGACGACTTCGACACCATTGTGCGTAAGCACATCGGGGAGGGTTGGTATAAAGGCGCTATCACACAGTTTGCAGGCGTTGACGTTGCCAGTCGAGTAGCGCTTACAGGTCTACTTCTGCAGGAAAATCGTTATAATAACGACCCGTCAGTCGAAGAAACCATAGGGCATTACTTGGGCGGTCCAGCTCTCAGCGTGGGTAAGCGTCTAGTTCGGGGTGTGAGTGACCTACGGGAGGGTGAAACACAGCGCGGTATTGAGAACCTAATGCCCGTAGCAATCGCCAACATGTATAAGGGTGCGTTCGGGCGTTACGCGGATCAGGGTGGTGCCTTCACACGTAGGGGCGACCCGATCTACGACGACATGACTGGCGGTGAAATGGCTGCACAGGTGTTGGGTTTCCCACCCACAGAGTACACGTTCCGCCAAGAGCAGAACATGATAAGCAAAGGCATTAGTATCGCCGTCGGCGCGCGGCGTTCTGCCCTGCACAAGAAGTATTATGTGGCGATGCGTGTAGGTGACTTCAGCGCAGCAGACGAAGTGTACGGGGAAATAGACGAGTTCAACCGTCGGCACCCAGAGGCGGCTGTCACGCAAAGTTCGATCGAGCGGTCAATGGCACAGCACGCTAAGACCTCTTTGGAGATGTACAACGGTGTGACCCTCAGCCCACTGTACCGCAACACCCTCGAACAGTTGCGCTCCGAGTACAAACAATAAAAAACCCCTGCTTTTTACGGCAGGGGTTAAGTCAGGGAGGAGAACGACATAAGGGAGGTTATACCGTCTGTGTGCGACGGTATCACACTGTACGCCATATGCGAACCCCAAACATATCGCTCTCTATCCGCACACGTGTTTCAAACGTCCAGCTCTTAATCTCTGCTATTTTACTCACTTGTTTCTTGGCGTTATCGGTGTCGACACAGGGGACAAACACAGACGCCCCTACCACCATACTCCCCCAATCCACGATTATCTTGACCTTGTCCGGGTTAAGATCGTCAGTCTTCATCGGCTTCTGATACATCTTGGCCAAGCCCTTCCAGTTTCACTGCGATAGTCCACGCGGATGGTAGGTTGAAGTTGGTGCCTTTGCACAACCGTTTCTTGACCTTCTTGGCCCCCATTTGCTCCGTCAACCCGTCCACCGTGCTGATAAAGTCTATGTGCTGCTCACCAAGCCACTGCTTAAACGGTTTCTGTACAATGTAGAGCATCGACGTGTCGGGTTCATATCGGGCGACGATCGCGTTTCGAGGTGACTGTTCAGGGATAACTATCGGGACTACTCCACCTACACCCGCAGTCGTAGCAGTGCTCTTGATTTTAAGGACGTTGCTCCAGTTCTCGGCCACGTAATCTGTTATGAGCGTCTGCACCGTGGCCGTACTGTCGTCGACAAAAGATTTCACACGGATCAGTGTAGCTACAACCCAATCAAATAGGCGTTTGAGGTCATAGTCTATGATGCCTAAATGCTTGGCCACATACGCTCCCGTAAGGATAGCCGCACAGCCCCCTGCCCAGAAACGGTTGACGCTAGTAAGCCTGGCGCGCTTCTCGAGGTTTTGCTTGATCTTCTCGAACTTCGTGGCGATAGCGTCGCGATTGTTAATGACGTACTGCACGTATTCCTCGGAGAAGTGGCCGTAGTTTAACTGCACGTCTTTGAACTGCGCCGCACCCACAGTAGGGTCCACATGGACACGTGGCATATCATCCACCCGCAGCTCAAGCAGTCGCTGCATCTCTGCTTTGACGTCACCCTTGGCCATGGCCATTTGCGCATACATGCTCACGTTACCTGTCGAGAACGCCAGTAGACGCCAAGGCATACCACGGACACGTTCTAGGTTGCTACCACCCGTCATACGGTTCTTTTGTTTGCCCTCAGACAGTTGGTAAGCGTAGTCGGACGCCACAGCGCCCCGCAAGTTTGTCATCTCGTCCGTGTTCAGCAGCATGTTGTGCATGAGTTCTGCGCGGTTCCAACGGGCGTTCTCTGTGTCTTTTTTCATGCTGGTCGTGCCCGCAGGATCACCCCATATGGAGGACGCCGCAAACATGGCCGTTGTTTTACCCCCGCCGGTGTACCCGAACAAGTGAACGCCCAAACTGTACAGACCTGTGAAAGGCATAAGGATCGTACCAAACCCGCCGCACACGACAAACTGGTGCATCTCCATACCCTCTTGGTCATAGAACTCGAGTATTTCTCTGCTGCGATCACGGGTACCCTTAACAACAAACGCTTTAGATGATTGGATTGTCTTGCCCGAAGGCGGGTTGTAATCCACACCCGCAGCTGTAATCAGGCGGTCGCCTAACACAAACTCTTTCATCTCGGTGTCGTCAGTCCAACCGAATTGTTGGTGCGCAGTGCTGGCGCTTGTGGTGTGTTGTAGTTCGTTAATCCACGCTGTCGTGTATCTCATTAGTTTATCCAAATCTGCGCCAAGCGCGGTTATCCCCTGTGCTGACATGTGCTTGCGGAACTCTTCTTTAGAAGTGATGGAGGTCAGGGGTACGGTAAACTCCCTCACCCCGTCTCTCGGCAGGTGGAGTGCGAAGGCTACCACCTCACCCAACTCCGCGTCATGGAGCCTGCGTGTAACGTAGAAGTCGTAGTGGTACACGCACTGCTCGTCAGGGTTCCCGTCTTCGTCCTTCACGCGAATGTACACGCCGCCATTCTGTCCACGGAAATATGGGTTAGGAAGTTTTGGTATCGCGTACGTCTTTATGCCTGTCGCCGCGGCGGCTTCTACCACGTTATCCTCGGGCGCAGCCTCGGCAATTTCCTTGGCCAACATCGCAGGAGTAGATATTTTACCCTTGTTGGGGCAGTCTACGCACCCTGCAGGGTTATGACCCTCAAACGTATTACAGAAGTGCGGCCCACCTGTGTCCTGCATCTTACGTAGGGTGGCGTTAATGTTGTAATCTTCGTGCTTGTGGGACATTAGGTGCGCGGCCTTGTCACCATCTTCACACACGTTGGCAATAGATAGCGCCGAACGCCACAGGTCATACGACACTGTCTCTTGGTTTTCGATCACGTGCCTTATCTGGCCACAACCTGTACCACTTCTTGTACGTGTTAGTAGGCGTTTGAAACTACCCCGTTGGTTCTGGTGCATGGCATCGCGGAACGCGCTTACCGCACCGTTTGACTTGTGTTTGTGGGGTACTGGTATCGGGTCGTCACCAAGCAACTGAGAAAATTCGTCGAAGTCCACCATCTGCGGAGCCTCTAAACCAAAGAAGGTTACGGGTGCTGACGGGTCGCTCTTGTGGTTGTGGGTGTTAGGTACGCGGAGGACGCGGGCTACGTCGGACGTCACTGACCTGTCTGCCTCGAAACCGTCGGCGAGGCATAGGTTCTTCAGTCGCTCGGCCACGGGCCACCAGTCGTCTCGGCATATAGCGTGGGACAAAATCCAGTAGGCGTGCACTCCACGTCCCGAATTGACCAGCGTAGGTTTCGGCAGGCTATGACGTTTACAGAACGCCCGCAGTTCGGATATTGCTGCTTTTTGGTTGGGGAACTCTTTGTCAGGTCCGCAGTCCAAGTCCAAAAAGAAAGACTTTAGGTGGGTTACGTTTTCAGCCTTGCGGGAACCTGCTTCTTCAAGCCTCCCTAGCGCAAAGTAGACGTCGTACCCAGCGGCATCGAGGTTGTCCGCGGCATCTATTACTTCGTTTACAGAAGTGTAGAACTCCTGCTTGAGACCACTGCTATTCGCGGCAAACACACAGTAGTGGCCGTCGTGTCCTAGTATCAGGTCTAAAAATCTTTTCGTTTCCATATGCACCACTCGCTGTCGGGAGGTTAATCACGGCCACCGAAGCAGCCGTGATATATTTTTTAGTCGTCCCAATCTTCGAGGACAGAATCTAGGTCGTCGTTAGATGAAGGTTTCGCGACTGCCTTTTTGGCAGCTCTTTTTACCGGAGGTTTTTCCTTCTCTTCTTCGAACCCGTCGTCAGCTTCATCAGCTTCATCAGCTTCATCAGCTAACACGTTGTTGCTTTTAGCCGGTTTAGGCTTCGCGCTACCCGACCCTGCGAATGGGTTATCGTCACCACCCACAACAAAACCACCCTCGACAGCCCCAAACGGGTTACGAGCTTGCATTGGAACGTACTTGATAACCTGTACAGCTTTCAAACGTAGCGACACGTTTTGCTTGCCGTTGAAATCGTACGCGTAGAACGATACCGCGACACTTACGGTGCTCCCTGTGGTCAACTGGAAATCATCAGCGAGCGGGGTACCCTGCGAATCCACCTGCAAGGGCTTGGTAGTAACCTCACCTTTGTAGGCACCCTTCAAGTTAGCCTTATGGGTGTACGTACCATTATCGTCTTTCACGAATGGGTTTTCTAGTTTGTCGGGCCACTTGTCCTCTTTGTTCGCCGCGTAATGTGCCTTCATTTGCAGGAACAAGGCCTTGGCAGTCTCGCTGTTCATACGGAACTGGATGGAGAACTCAGCGTTTTGCTCCCGCGGGTCACACGGCATACTACGCTTTTTGTTCTGGTCGAACGCATACGTACGGTCCAGTTTGGGCCAGAGTGCTTCTACGTTTTCGATGATATATGCTTCAGTCATTTTGTCGTTCTCCTATGTTATACGTCTTGGTCAACGTTGAAATCCATCTCAAGTTGACGGTCGTCTTTTACCCGCTCTGTGGGGGTTTCATCCACGTCCCGCATCGCTTTTGTCAAAGCCTCTGAGACTGCGGTTTTATTGAACCGGTAGGTGTTACCGATCTTGATGTACGTGGTCTTGGGGATATGCCCCTGCCGTACCCACGCACGTATCGTTGAGATAGACACAGCGAAGTGCTTCGCTAAGTCCTCTATTTGTACAAAAGGTTCTGTCATCATTTTTTCCTCACAGAGATTACGTATTCAGTGTCGATGTTCAGACCCTTGGGCATCACATCGGGGTTCTCTTCCAAGAACTGTTTGACGTTGGTCTGGTTCAAACGGCGGTCTAGGAACTCGGGCATGTCGTGCTCTTTGATGAACCCGTACATAGACTCCCAATCTCCAGTCCAGTATTTCGTTTTAGTAGACCTGAAAAACAGACCCTCAGTAGTGCGGACGCTTTCAACCTTGTGAACGTCACAGTAGTCTAGCAGCGCACGTTTCAGAATTTCCTGTTGGCGTACCAACGCTCCATCGTTTTCCTTGAACTCCGCGGATATCGCAGCTCGCTTCGCCCGGATATTGATATAGGCTCTAGTGAGTTTATCTGCGGAGACGCCAGAGGTGTCATCCATTATTGCTCTCCTTGTTTGGTTAGAGTTTCACTTTAGTAGTGTATGGTGTGTTAGTCAAGTAGTTCTTTGTAGAGGTCGGTCATTTTTGTGTGGACGTTGATTCTACTATCTAACAGTGAGTAAATGCGCTTTTCCACAGGGGAACCCTGCAACTGTACAACAGTGCACGGATGTTTTTGTCCAGAGCGGTGCACACGAGCGTTTGCCTGCGCATATGTTTCCAGAGACGGGGTCGGACCCCACCACACCACAGTGTTGGCTGCTGTTAACGTGACACCATGTGCAGCGGACTGCGGCTGGATTACCAATATCTTGGGGTCGTCTACTGTCTGGAACCGTTTGAATATATCTGTACGCTTGGCTACGGGCACGTCACCACGGATAACCTCGGTAGTCAGCCCGTCATTGCGTAGCTTATCCACCAGTATGTCAATGGTGTGTTTGAACGGCACAAATATAAGAACCTTCTGACTGCTCTCGTCGATAACTTCCCTCAGCACGTTATACCGGTGCTTGATGTCGAACTCGAGCGTGTCCCCGTCGTCTGTATATACGGCACCCGCAGAAATCTGTAGTAGCTTGTTGATAGCCACCGCAGAGTTTACCGCCGATACTTCATCTTCGCCGATAGTAATAAGGTGGTTCTTTTTGAGTTTGTCATAGTAAAGCTGCTGCTGCCGTGTCAGTTCTACTTTGCGTTTGACGTAAGTCATTTCGGGCAGGTCAAGGCACTCTTCTTTGGTGAACCGGATAGCAGGCTGTAACACCCTATACACAAGGTCAGACGACTCCGGCTTAACCACCCACCTAAATTGCGTGATCTTGTGCATGACCATATCTCGGAAGGAACCAAAGAACCGTGGCACCGATGCAGGGTCGATTAACTTGGCTAATCCGTAGGCATCGAGGGGCGACTGCGCGGCGGGAGTACCCGTCATCATCCACAGCCACGTATCATCGCCCACCAGTTTGTTCATGGTCTTCCAGCGTTTCGACTGCGCGTTCTTGTAGTGAGTTGCCTCGTCCACGATGATTAGGTCGAACCCCCCTGCCACGATTTCGTCGAAGCAGATAGCGATCCCGTCGTAGTTTATAATGGCGAAGTCTGCCCCTTGGGCGAGCAGCTGCTTACGCTTCTTCGGCGTACCGTATATGACTTCCACACTGCGGTGCGGTGCAAAGGTGAACAGGTCTTCGCGCCACGCTGAGTCCATGATGGACAACGGGCATACAACTAACACTCGCTTGATATGACCTTGGTCCAACAAGTAATCAGCGGCCCAGATAGCACTGGCTGTCTTGCCGGTACCCTGCTCGTTAAAACAGAAGGCCTTTTTATGTAGGGTTAAGAACGAGGATGTTTTCTTTTGGTGCGCAAACGGAGCGTGTCTACCTGTCCATTTGTACCTGTCTTGGATAGGTGAGGGTGCGTTTATCTTGAGGTTCCGTAGGCTATGTACCTCGTCGATACCCCAGTTTACGAGCACCTCGTTGTCGCGCACTACCTTACTCTTAGGGATAACTTCAGTGATGCGTTTTGGATTGCGTAGCTTCATAAGCAACGCCTTACCGTCGATGATCTTCATGTCGTTCTCCTTTTAGGGTAGCCCCTAAATCACGCTTTCTTCTTGTAGTTACGCGCGCGGTTCTTACTCGAACTCTCTATCGTGTAACCGTCCTTGTTGCTGCCGCCCTTGGACAGGGCTTTCTTGTGGCTAACGTCTTTGCCTTCACGTTTGTCGGCTTTGCCGTTGTTGTTTTTGTCGGCACCATCTTTATCTACAGCACGGCGGGCACGCTGGCGCTCCATCCGGGCCTCAAAGGTCTTGCTACCAACAGGTTTGTTGGTCTGCTTCTTACGATCTGCGGGGTTCTTATATGGCATCTTATAGGCTCCTTCACGGGGTGTTTGTTTTGTAGAAGCGTGGAACTGGTTGAACATTGGACACGCCATCATTTACGAGTGCGCCCTCCGCGACAGCGGCCATGCGCCTAACAGTAGCGTTTGGCGACGTACCCGGAATTTCTACAATCTCTGCCATAGCGTTCCACAACTTCCCGTGTTCTTTTTGGTAATCAATCATCAGTTCGCTCCGTTATGTACACATTCGATTACCGCACAGTGACGTCGGCATAACCCGCTGGGCTTTGCGTTCCACATATCCGTTTCCCCTGCGGTCTCCATTTGCTTGTACTTGGAAAGCCACTTCTCCCACAGGTTTGGTTTATCGTACTCCGTGTACGTGCCTCTCACCAAGTCATTGCTAATGACGAACACCAACCCCGCACGTATCGTCTTTACCTGCGGGTAGTGTTTGAACACGGACAGCGCCATGAGTTCCAGCTGCCCCTTGTCGGCGTACTTTGAGGACTTGCCAGTCTTGTAGTCGATCACCCACGCAAGATCACCGTCGAGGATAATAAGGTCGGCGATCCCACGGAACCACACGTCACCCGCAAAGAACCCACACGGCTCTAGGTCTTTAGTGATACCCAGCTTGAGTTCACACAGCTTGTCGCCCTTCTTGTTCTTGAGAACGTCAAGCATCTTTTGCGCGTAGCTAAACTTATTAGGTAGCGGGACGTCCTTCCCTATATAGTCCTCCGCTGCGGTGTGAAACGCCGTGCCATACAGTGTTGCCTCGGTCTCTTTGAAGGGAATTTCCTTGAGGATTTTGTCGTGGTAGAACTGTTTGGGGCACTGCTCAAACGCTTTGATCTTGCTGTAGGACCACGGCCATACCTTAGTTGTCATCCTGCATCTCCATATGATTTGCCTGTACCGCTCTCGCACGTGATGGGTAATCCATCAGCCCAATCGGGGGTCTGTCGCATACATTCTTCCATGTACGCCTGCGCCTCGTCTAACTCTTCGTCGGGCACACAGGTTATAATTGAGTCGTGTACAGTTAGCACGGCTTTGTATCTCTTGGCAAGTAGTATCATTTGATACCCTATGATGCAGCGGGCGAGGGCTTGACACACGTTCTCCACCAGCTTGCCACCATATATTTTGCTTGGGCCTCTACGGGTGCGATAACTGTACTCATAACCATACTTTGACCTCTCCCCTGCAAGGCCGTGGTAGTACATGGACAGACCTGACGGGAGAACAATAGCGTTTCTCGCAGCGTCCACTTGCAAGACACCTTCACGTCCGAACTGTAAGCTGTCGCCCCGTGCCATGTATTGCACAGTGTTGTTGGCATCCCGCCACAGCTGACTAATGGCCCCGTTGGTACTCCGGTAAATCTCTATGATCCGCCGCGCTTCTTCGAGTTCGATATAGACCCCCATGCCCTGCAACTGTAGCTGGAACTTGACTGCGCCCATGCCGTAACCCGCGCCGAGGATCGTAGTCTTACCCACGAACCGTTGGTCTTTGGTCACACTTTCAACGAGTACAGTGTAAATACTTGAGGCCATGTATTTGTACACGTCCTCTCCGTTGGTGAACTGTTGGGTCAGGTCGTCTTGTCCCGCAAGCCAAGCGAGTACCCGCGCCTCGATCTGTGAAGAGTCGCAGTCGATAAGTGAGTAACCTTCGGGCGCGAGGATACTTCTCTTTAGCTTCTTACCGTTTTGTCCCCGACTTGGTAGGTTCTGTAGGTTGATCTTATCGTCCCCACCCCACCTGCCAGTGTGCGCGGCATAATACTTTATGGGCCCGGGCAGGAGACCCCGTTTGGATATGTCTATGAACCGCTGTGTTCGAGTTTCTTCGAGCGTGGATTTGGTACCAAGTCGCGCTGATACCAGTGCCTGAACCTGCTCATTGTCGTGGTCTAGTAGTTGTCTGAACTCTTCATCGCTCTTGGCAAAAGCGAACGTCTCGTTGCCCGTCGTGGGGCTGATCTTCATAGGTGGTTCAACCCCTAAACCTACTAACAGGGCGGCTAACTTGGGGTTGGACATAAGTTCCTTCTTGTTCGTGATACCCGCGTCGATCATCAGCTGGTTTTTATGTTCCTTTATGTCCTCAAGGTGAGACTCCAGCAGGGCGGGGTCGAGGACCAATGTAGGTTCCGTAAACATCCGCAGGGTTAAGTCTATGAGTCGTAGTTCCTCTTTGGGGAATCCCTTAACCATAATAGCGAACAGCTTGTACGTCAGATCGACGTCGTTAATGCAGTAGTCTCCGTACTTCTCTAACTCGTCTACAAGAAAATCCCCGCGTCGTTTTCCGAGGGCGTCCAGTACCTCTGTGCCCTTCTCCCCAATGCCGTAGCGGGTAGCTAATGCGGCGAGACTGCCACCGGCTTCGGTGCCATGCAGGGCACGGGCGATGCAAAGAGTATCTGCGTACATGCGGGGGTGTATATCAAAAAGCCAGCTTAGAATGGCCCCGTCAAACATAGTGTTATGACAAAGTACCATAGAGTCTTCCCACGGTAGAGACTTGAGATACTTCCTCGTCTGCTCATACGTTCCACTTGCCCACTCCGCTTCTCCATTGTTTAGTTTTACGCTCACGCCGATCACCTCAAAACGAGGGTCACGGATGTAGGCTTCGGTTGTCATTTTACGCAAGGAATAATCCTTGTCATAATATGTCTCAAAATCTAGGGTCAGTAGGTCCATCTGGTGTTTTGTTCCTCACAATAGTTTTCAACTGCTATGTCGACTAGATACTCCGCAAAGCTAACGTACCCTCCAGTGGTCATTTTCTTAACGATGCCGTAATATGTGGCTTCATCCATACCCCCAACGATAGATTGTCTTATGCTCCCCAGCCTAAATGCAGGCTGGCGCAGCGCGCGGTTTACCCGTTGTTTCTCAGAGTACCTACTACCGTATGTAACTATCCCCCGCGCCCTTGCCCTGTCGATAACGCCAAAGACGTTCCCGTATTTAATATCCAGAGCAATAGCGATGTCTTTGACACGCTGCCCACTCTTATACATTGCGAGTATCCTGTGGCTCAACGCGGATATTCCCGGGCCCGGATTCTTCTTCGTTCTCTCGTTCATGGTCGATCATCCTCTCCTGCACCGCGACGCTCGTACGCTGTCAAAAACGCTAGGCAACAACATGCGTGTGCAAGGTGCGAGTATCCCGTCTCAGGGTCTTTATCCTCACCTCCCCACCAAGCCCACATATGACGCATCATGGCACTGAACGGGCGGGACCACGCCATACCCGACTCCCAGTTACGCGACGAATACTTCCCAGCACCGAAGGTCAAGACACGTGCAGTCTCTTCCAACAACTCAGGTGGTAACAACTCATAGCGTAACTTGTCAGTGTCGTCCTTATGCCCCGTGGGGGGCATAGGCTTCACTTCCTCTCGCCAGTCGGGTGAGGATATACGACCTAAAAGGGTTTTTACCAGTGACACGTCGACCTCTAATACCTCGGCTACACGCCACGCGCTAACGTTCCTGTGGGCTACGAGGTATCGCCATATCTGTTCTTCTTCTTTGGTCATATTTTATATCCTTCTTTGCGGCGGCTGCTGACAAACTTTGTCAGATCATCCTTGGCGTGGTGGTACCGCTGATTAACGGAGGGGGATGCGTCCCTAGTTCTGCCGAACGCTTGATGCCGCCAGAAATCTACCTGCTTCCTTAAAAACAGCAGTTCCTCCTCTAGCGCAGGGTTTAACGTGCCCGGTGCTCCACCCTCCATCACGTTGCAAACCAGTCTGTAGCAGGTGCCCAGAGCACAGTAGACGCTCGATCTTGACCGCCCTTAGCCCACACCTGCGCCTTGGCGATTTCCCCAGCGTTGTGCATCCGGTGCAGTACCTGTTGCATCTCACCGTCCCCCACACTTAGTGCTTTGGCGAGGTTCTTAGCTGTATGCGCAAACTGGTTTTCCTCCATCTCAAAATGCGCCGTGATACGATCTTCTAGCTTGGCCACCACCACGCGGGGTGTTTCCCCCTTCAGGGTTTCCTCCATGGACATAGTAATAGCTTTCCATGGGGTGGCACTGTTTTCGTCGCCCACGTTCGGCAAGACCACCATTCTGTACGTTTCCTCTTCTTTGAGGTCATGTTTTTTGACTAGTCGTGCGTTGATGAACACGCCTTCCCCGTTGTCGACACGAGCACCGAAACTTGTTCTGGTGTCCAGTTGGGTCTCGATAAATACGTATACAGTTTCCATTATGTAGTCCTCACTTTTGTTGGTTGTTTGCCCACGCGGCCAAAATGTCCGTCGTGTCGTGCATGTTGAGTTCGTTTGCGATCAGGTCGAGTCCACCCGCCGCGTTGATCTCTCCGAGGTTCTTCTCCTGCAAAGGCGTGGGGGTGTTCTTGCCAGCCTTGCACTCGATCCCGAAGAACAGACCTGCGTAGCACCCGACAATATCGGGAACCCCACTCTTCCCGTATCCACCTGTGGCGG